AACAAAAAGTATATTTACTTTAATTCTGATTGGGCTAACTACTCCAAAAACAAAGAAAAAACACAAAGAATACCTGTTTACCCTGTTATATCTCAAAGCAGATTTATAATACACTATAAGGACTACGAAAGTACATTTAACTTTTACGGACTTCCTGATTATGTAGCTGCTTTAGAACACATAGCAATAGATTTTGAAATAGGTAAATATAATCACACAGCATTTAAGAATGGATTTAGTCCTTCCGCTATTGTTACCGTTAATGGAGATTTTGGCGAAGCAGAAGCAGAGAAGTTTGTTGAAACAGCAAAAGATACTTTAACAGGTAGTGGGAACAACTCTAAGATACTTTTCTTAGTAAAGAATGGAGATGATGCTAACAGCACAGATGTTCAGATTATAAACAACAAAGAGGATGGAGATTTCTTAGATTTACAGAAATTAACAGACCAAAATATAATTACTGCTCATAGATGGCAACCTGCTTTGAGTGGTATTGTTTCATCGGGTAAGATGAATAATACAGGTAGTGAGATTAGAATTGCTTATGATTTAGCAATGAGTACGGTTATTAGAGATACAACAAACATTCTACTAGAACCTATTAAGAGAATTATAAATGCAGAGGTTGGCATTGATACAGATGATTTGTCTGTTGTTTATGAGCCACCTATTTCATTCTTGGCAGATATTGACCCTAAGCAAGTTCTTACTATTAATGAGCAAAGAGCAATGCTTAATAAAGATTTACCTGAGATTGAAGACGGAGAGTTATTAATTTCAGACAGACAAACAATAAGAGTAGAACGAAGTAATACAAACGACTAATATGGCAAACGTAAGACAGTACAATAATTTTGTAACAGCATCGGAAGTAATCGCAAACGCATTTACTAATCAAGCTACTGACACAGCTTTAATATCTGATAGTATTTTAGATATTGCTGAACTTGCACATATTAAGCCTGAACTTGGTTTAGATTTTTACGAAGAATTAAAAACTCAAAATCATAATGGCACTCTAACTACTCCTAATCAAACACTTGTTACTCATTTCTTGAAGCCTGCTTTATATTGGTATGTTAGATTTGAGGTTATGAATGAAATCCAATATAACACTACATCAGCAGGTTTAGTTGTTAATGTTTCAGAATTTAGTAGTCCTGCAAATGTTGAACAATTTAATCAAATGAAAAGTGATACATTTAGAAAGGCAAAAGTTTTTCTTGAGGATATGTTAGCTTACATAAGACACCAAGACCAACAAAGTCAATATCCTTTATTTGGTCAAGATGGAGATAGTTCTATGCCTGATACAGACATAGCTAGTAAATTAAACGGTATAATATTTTACTAATGGATTTAATTAAGTATTATTTAGACCACATCTGTAATGCAACTGTAAGAAAAAACGACAGATGTGCTGATGGATATGAGCATCAAATGCCTGATGGTAATTGGATGTGCGGTAGAGAACACGAAGAAACGTATAACTTTACTCAAGACGAGATAGACGAAACATTTAAAGAGTATAAAGGTTCTGTAAATATGAGCTACTCTGAATTAAAGAGGTGGTCTGAAACAGAATGTAGCAAAAAAGCTAGTATAGGCAGAACGGCTATAAATAGAAACTTAACATTGCTTTCTAAAAAGAAGGCTGATTGGACTTCTGCTAACGCAACAGAAGCAAGAAAAGCTATTGCATATATAGCAAGAGCAAGAAAACAAAAACAAGGCAAGAACGTGAGTAAAGACTGCCCTTACTCAAAGAATTATATTGCTTTAAAGAATTGGGCATACGATAGAAACAAATAAAAAATATATAAAATGGCTTTTGAATTTTTAGATGATAATGTTGCCTTAATGAAAATGTTAGGGCATACTACAAGTGGAAGTGTTGAGGTATTTACTACTGATGCTCAAACGAGTAAAAGTTTTTACTGCTTACACTTTCCTGTTGCTAGTGTTGTAGCAAGTATTGCTGCTTCAGATTGTGATGGTGTAACTGCTTTACAAACTACTCTTGCAGCAGGAACAACATTATTTATAGGAACAGTAACAGCAATTACATTGACAAGTGGAATTTGCATAGGTTACAAAAAATAATAAGATATGGCAAGTACAGTAACAGCACAGAATTTAGAAGTATCAATAACTGAATCTATTACGTTAGCAGGTACTAACTACAATCAAACAAAAACTTTAACTATACCTAGTATTAAAGAGGTTTTTAAAAGAGTAGTTCGCTGTATAGACGATACAGATTGCACTATTGCAACATTTAGAACTGCAACTAATACAGCAGACAACGCTATTGATTTGGAGAATGTTAAGTACATTCGTGTAACGAACTTAGACGACACAAATCCTATGAACTTGTCTTTGCAAATTACGGCAGCAGAAGATGGAGTTGCTGATATGTCTGTAACTCATTTAGTAGGTGCGGCTCAAAGCGTTATACTTTACACAGTTCACGATGGATTAGCTGTTAGCGATGCTAATGCAACTATTGTAACAGCATTAAATGATTTAGAAAGCATTTTAGTTGACCCTTTATCGGAAAACATAGATGTAGAAATTTTTATAGCAAGTATATAATATGGCAAGTAACGAACATAGTTCATTAGACAACGACCAACTTCACGTTCCAAAAGACTTTAGTTCGGCTTCTGCTAATACGGTATTAACAAAGAATGGAAGCAACGCTTTAACTTGGGCTGACGATAACCTAAGAAGGATGCAGCACATTAGAGTTGCAGGGCATTTTAGCAAAAGTTCAACAGCAGAACACGCACCTACTTATGCAGGTGGTGTAACTCATACTTGGGATACGGTAGTTACTGATTCTACTGCCGATGCACAAGATGCTGTTGCACAAGCACAGCTTTATGCTACTAGAGCAGGTTATGTAAATGCTTTTCAAGGTGTAATAGCTTGTACTTCAGGAAAAACTATAAACCTAAAGGTATATAAAGGTACTCCTGCTGATGCAAGTGCTGCTGCTATTGACTTAACTCAACTAGGTGCTACTGCTACCGAAGTAGGAGGTGGTAATACAAACGTAGATATATTTGCAGCAGGCTCGATGGGTTCTTCTGCTTCTTTTGCCGCAGGAGATATTATTATAGTTACTATCTCGGCAGGAGATACGGATGCAACAGTAGCAAGGTTTAACGGAACATTAGAAATAGTATATACAGATTAATATGTTAGGATTAGGATTAGGATTGTCAATAGGAAATAAAAATACAAGTATAAAAGATATGCTTGGTTTGCAATTATTTTTAGAACAGCAGAACATTACTATTCCTGATATTGATAGCGATGGAGATACTGATATTAAATGGCTTGATACAAGTGGTAATAACAATCACGCAACACAAAGCACAGATGCTAGGCAACCTGCGGTAAGTGGAAATACACTAGAGTTTGATGGTGCTGCAAATGGAACTAACTCTGATAGATTAGATTTAACTTCTTTAATTACGCTTACTACATTTACTATATTTATGGTTTTGGATTTAGAAAATTCAAATCCTACTAATGAAACTGTTATAGGAAAAAATGGAGATGCAGGAAATAACATTAGACTTAATCAGGGAGGAACTGACAATAGAGTTGTTTTAAAATCAACAGGTGGAAGTGGTGGTGCTGTAAGTCTTGATGCACAAGCATTAACTGAAAATTTACCAACTGCAAAGTTTTTATTTGGAATTACTAGAGGTTCTGCTGCTGCAACAAACAATGTTGAAATTTACAGCAACTTAACAAAAATAACAGGAACAGCAAACGACAGCGATAGCACATCTACTTTGCTTTTAGATAGTTTAGGATTTGTTTCAACATCTTTAGAAACAGAAGGTTTTATAAATGAGGTTGTTGTATTCGATAGAGAGCTTAATGCTGCTGAATTAACTTCAGTACAGCAAGATATAATGAAAAGACACGGATTATAAAACAAAGGGGGGGGGTGTACCCTAAAATATTCAAACAAAAACACTAAAAATTACAAATTAAAATGGCATCAACAGCACAAGAAATAGCATTAATGAAACAAAGGATGGATTCAATGGAAAACAAGATAGATGGTATGGATGAAAAGTTAGACAATCTAACTAAAAAACTTCTTGACCCTGACTTTGGTGTAGTTTCTCGTGTTAATCAAAATACACAAGCTAGAAAATTAATAAGTAGAGCAATTTGGTCTTTATATATTATTGTTCTTACTGCACTAGCAAGCTTATTTTTTGGAAGATAAACGATGAAAAAAGACCTCACATTAAGTATTGGAAACATTATTTGGGTAATGGGTATTATATTTACCACAGGTATTGCTTATAGTCAAATAGGACAACTAGGCGAAGACATAAAAGTTCTTGAACAAAGACTTGAAAAAAAAATAAAGGTTATTAATGAATGTGAAGACAGCATTAATGAATTAAAATTAGATTTGGCAAAATTAAATTCTTGTAAAAATAAAAAATAAAATGATTTGTAATTGTAATAAAAATTTAGTTGTCTGCAAATGTCAAGAAGTAACTGCTGAAGTAACTGCTGAAGTAACTGCTGTCAACGGATTTGATGCGTGGATAAACGTATTAGAAGAAGAAGAACAACCAACTTGCAATATCGAGAACCAAGAAGATTGTGAGAACTGCGGTAGTTAAAATAAATAAATTATGGAAGAAATATTAAAATTAATAGAGGGGTATGGTTTGTCTTTGGTTTTGTTGTTAGGTTCTTTGTATGCCTTATATCAATTTTTCTTTTTTAGTATTAAAGAGGTAAAGGTTGGCTTTGAGAAAAGACACGAAGCGTTACACAAACAAATGAACGAAAAAAGAAAAGTTAAATATTATTTTAGAGTTTATAAAAGACAAAAAAAAATAAATTGTGATTGCTAATGGAATTAGTTGTATTAAGATATAATTTACAAAATGATAGCACTAACGGAATGTTACTGCAAAAGACTACAAAAGGGTATGACTTTCTTTGTTATACGCTAGAAGACGAGTATAGAGTGTCAAAGGTAAAGGGCGAAACGATGATACCTTATGGATGCTACGAAATTAAATTAAGAAAAGAGGGTGGATTTCATAAAAAATATAGCGAAAGATTTTCTAATATACACGATGGTATGTTACATATCGTTGACGTTCCTAACTTTGAGCATATTCTCATACATTGTGGAAATACTGACGAACATAGTTCGGGATGCTTACTTGTGGGCGACAACCAAGAAAACAACGGACTAATTTCTAATGGTTTTATAGGTAAGTCTTCACAAGCATACAAAAGAATTTACCCTCCAATTTTAGATGCTTTGCAAAAAGAAGAAAAAGTGTTTATAGAATATATACATATAGACAATTTTACCAATAATTAATTAACCCTTGCCAAAGGGTTCACAAAGGGTTATTTATACCCTACATAATAAAGCTAAAGATAAAGCTAAGGTTATAGTTAAAGATAAAGTTAAAGTTAAAGATATGAGTATTTTAGGAAAGATTTTTAGTAGTGGTGCAAAAGAGTTAGTAGAATCTGTTGGCGGTATAGTCGATGAACTACACACATCAAAAGAAGAAAAAGCAGAACTTAAACATAAGTTTGAAGAAATGATAATGTCTTACGAAGCTAAGATGCAACAAGAGGTAACTAAGCGTTGGGAAGCAGATATGCAAGGTAATTGGCTTACAAAGTCTATAAGACCCCTTACACTAGCTTTCTTGATGGTTGTATTAACTACATTTACTTTAGTTGACTTTGGATATGTAGATATGGATATTAAAGATTCTTGGATTGACCTATGGCAAATTCTAAGTATTACTTGTTTTGGTGCATACTTTGGTGGTCGTTCTTACGAGAAAGTTAAGAAATAGTTTGTAACTAAACATTTTTTAATTATATTTGTTTTCGATTTTGTTTTAATTCCCGACTATCTAAGGTCGGATTCATTTTGGGGAAAATGTTGGAATGGGGTGTTTAACGACACTCCATTTTTTTTTATTACTTTTTTTTAGTACATTGCGGAATGAAACAATTTAGACCTAGACTTACCGAATCGGAATATTTAACAATACAAAAAATGCGTGAAGAAGAAACTCGTAACGTATTGATTGTAGGAGATTTACACGCACCTTTTATCAAAGGACAATGTAATGATGGCGAATCTTACTTAGAGCATTGCATTGATGTTTACAATAAAAATAATTGTAATGATGTAATCTTTATAGGAGATTTGGTCGATTCACATTTTAGCTCGTTTCACGAAACACACCCTGACGGCTTTGGTGCAGGGGAAGAACTAGATAGAGCAATAAATCAGCTAAAGTCTTGGCACGAAGCGTTCCCAAACGCTAGAGTATGTATTGGTAATCACGATGCTATTATATCTAGGAAAGCGGTATCTATGGGAATCTCTCAAAGATGGCTTAAAGACCTTAATGTAGCACTAGAAGTTCCTACTTGGGAATTTGCAGATAGCTTTGAACAAGATGGTGTAATCTATACACACGGAACAGGAAGTAGCGGTGCAAGAGGTGGTCATAACAGGATGGTTAATTGGGGTAAGTCAGTAGTACAAGGTCATATTCACACAGAATGTTGTATTTCTTGGCATTGCACTAAGGTCGCTAGACACTTTGCTATGCAAGTAGGATGCGGTGTAACGGACTCAAACCAATACGCTATGGCATACGCTAAGAACTTCACTAAGCGTTCTATAATCGCTTGTGGCGTTGTCTTAAACAACGGAACTCTACCAATCAC